TTTGCAGAAACAGTACTTTTTGACTTAGGTCTGCTTATACCTAAACGCTTACGTCTGTTAATGTTCTCGTATAAGCTCATTCAATGTCTAAACCTTTTTTGACGATCTGTAGTGCTCTGTCGTCTAGCTCGTTATCTGTTGATTCCACAAGCTTTTCTAATAGATCAACTACAAACTTTTTAAATTTGTCACTTTTTAAAGAAGTTAAAACGAGTGGTTTTATTAGTGCTAACATCTTTCTTTTCTTTTGTTAATAATGATTGAATTGGTACTACGTCAGAACAAAGGTGATAGACCCTTGATCCGGGTAGCAGTGTAAAGCCACGTTGCATAAATTTTGTACAGTTGTCTATACGGACGAGTTCATAATTTAATTGCATTTTTTCTTCTTGACGTTTAGCTATGGCTTTACATTGTTTTAGACCCTCTCTATCTAAAGGAACCATAAAGTTAACTTGAAACCCCCAGTTTTCATTTATCTGATAACTTGAAGGATGTAACCCATCCATATCTTCTTTTTCAGAATATGGATTAGTATGGTTGCCCATATAGAAAGGACTAAACGTCATTGTTGATCCATTACATTGAATTGATGGACCATAAGTCTGCCGTGAAGAAGCTCCATTATTTTGGAATTGCACGGCTTGATTAGTTACATTTCCCGTGGCTGCTGCCACAGGATTTGAAGTATTATTTGTATCTCCTTCAGCAAACGTTGGGCTTACTGTGAGAAGACAGAGAGTGAGGTAGTAGTAGAGTTTATTGTGAAGTTTGTTGTTGTATCCCACTGCTCTACTAAACCAGCTGCTCTTGTTGTTGTTTCTAATGTCCACGGTAAAGTATTATCTGTGACCGAGAATGTTGTTCCAACAGTAGATATATCAGCTGATGGGGTTACGTTATTTCCTGACCAAGTATTAACTTCTGCCCCAAAGACTTGTTTTTGGGTAACTTCGCTAATTGTTTGTGTCGTTGTTGTTGTTGCGTTCATACTTCCTGTAGTGAACTGAGGGGTGATAGTATTGGCTCTAGCTATGCTGGGTGATAACAGAGCTAAAAGCAAGATTAGTTTTTTCATGCTTTTGGTTTATCTTTATTTGCCATAGGACATACAGGTGGTTTGCTATTTCCGTTTTTACCAGTAGTCAAACCGAATGTAGCAAGTGCGCCTGTAAAAACACTGGCTACGAAAGTGATATCTGAGTTGCCAGATTTCTTTACCATAGGTATATCGATGTAATTCATCGTAATAATGAATCCACTCCAGACGACAACTCCCAATCTTACAAAAGTACCAAGTACTTCTATTTGATGTTCTTTATCTTCTGCTGCATCTTTTAATTTTCCTATTAGTCCTTTTTCTTTTTTTTCTGGCGGTTTTCCTTCCATTTTTTTATTTTATTATTTAAGAATTTTGTTATTCTTTCTTTTAAATCCTGAATGATAGGAGTTGCCACACTTGTTGCTGCTACCGCTGTAACAGCTGTAATTACTGTAGGAACTAATACTTCAGGAGGTGGAATAGGAATTGGTGGTAAAGGTGGTAAGTTTAAAGTAGGTGTTGCCGTTTCAACAGTTTCTATAGGTTTTGTACCTTCAGGTTCTTTTAGATCACTAGGAGGAACGACTAAAGGTACATAATAAGGAACATCAGCTGTTGGTAAAGGAATAGATATTGTTTCTATATTTTTTACTGGTGGAATATCTATGCTTGGTTGTTCCAATTTACCAAGGTAATCCTTTGCCCTTAGTTGGTGTTTTTTGTTCTGCTATTACATTGTTTAATGCAGTTTCTACATTCGTAACTGCGTCAGCATTTTCTTTTGTTAATGACGCTTTTACCCAGCCAATAATAGTTTCTTCAGTTAGATCCTTAAATGGTATTAAAGTTTCTGGCTTTTCTAAAGGTAAGTTACCTACAGCTCTAGAAGTATATGTACCATCATCTCCATTTACTGAATAATGCACTTGATATACATATCCGTCTGCAAGTTCTCTATCTAATTCTTCTACTTTCCAAGTAATTGTCATGTTTTAACTTCCGGGTGTTGTTTGAGTTTTTTTAAATTCTGTATAAGCTGTTTTTACAGCGTCTGTCCAGACTGCATTACATATTGATTGAACCTCTGCTGGTTCACCACTTATGTCTTGGTCTGAATTTAAAACGTATCTTTCAAAACTTCTTGTAAGTTCTGTGCCATCTTTTTTGATGACTGTTGCTTTGCGGACTTGGACCGCTTTGTATGGACCGACAACTTCTATCTTGTCGTATTCTATTGTTTCGGCTAATGCCATTAGGATATATCTCCGATATAAACAGGTTTAGGCTTAGTTTAGAGACTTAGCTACGGTCTAATAAGTTAATTGGTATCGTATAAAAGACCAACAATTAATGATGGCAGACCTTGTACTCCACTATTTCCTAAAGTAGCCCCAGATCCATCTGTTCTGTGAAAATAGATTTGATTACTACTTCCAGAAATTAAAGGTCTCCACACATGTAAATCATGTGTTGCACTGTATGTAATCTGACCAAATCCATGATGTGCTCCATTAGCATTGTAAGGTAATCCTCCAATTACAAAACCATTAGAATCATTTGGAAAAGTTCCTGTAAAATGAATATACAAAAAAACTTTAACCATCTTTCCTATTTTTATATAGTGAGAATTACCAGTAACAGTCACACCAGAAGCGTTTGGAAGAGTAGCAGCAAATGTACCTTCTTCATAATCGTTTAAATGGTTACTATCAGATCCATTAGTAGTAGCTGTATTATCATGTGGGTCAAATACTATTCCTTTACCTGAATCAAGGACTAATCCTCTGTAATCAAAACGTCCTACTCTTCCTGTACCGTTTCCTGTTGAAGTAGTAGCATAAATAGCAACTTGAGATTTGTTACTAGAATTTTCTTTAGCAATGTAGACATGATTATTTACATTATCTGAAAGTTGAATATAATTATTTCCAGCAGTTGTATTTAAGAATAAAGTAACATTATCTCCATTAGGATCATGAACGGACAATGTAGCAGCTGGGCTTGCATTGTTGATACCAACCCGACCATTAGCTTTTATTCTAAATTTTTCATTACCAGTAGCACCTGTACCAGTAATTGACATATAAATATCACCACTTACAAGTCCTATATAACTTTCATTAGAAGGTGATGCTGTAACAAGTTGTATATAAGATTCATTGTTAGTTGAATCTAGTTTAAGAATTGGTGTAGCACCAGCACCATGGATCAACCTGTTTGGTGATGTGGTTCCAATACCAATCTGACCAGACGTATCTATACGCATACGTTCTGCACTATTAGCGTTAGTGCCACCATTTGTATGAAAACATAAAGGGATATTAACTCCTGTTCCAATAGAAGTTAAGTTTGTTTTATGTTGTACGTTAAAATCCGCATTAACACTATTAGTAGTATTTAATGCAGTTTTAAAGTTACTAGCATCATTATCAACACTTATTTCGGCAGCTAGATTAGCAGAATCAACATGAAACTGATATGAAGAACTCGTAGTTCCTACAAGTAATTTTCCGTTTGCATCTATAAGTACACTTGACTCACCATTTAAAGTATTAGCAGTACCAGAGCCAGTAATAACTCTGTTATCTGCGTTGTTGTTTATTAAATTTTCTATTTTAGATTTAGCTATCGCTGCACTAGCGTTTATGTCTGCGTTGACTACATCTAAAGATGCTAGTTTTGACTTAGCTATCGCTGCACTAGCGTTTATGTCGGCATCAACGATTTCACCATCCTTAATACCTTTTTCTGTTATTTGTGTTAATGCCATTTGAGTAATTGTTTAAGAAAGGTTTGTTTAATATTCATATTGCTTTTCTACCTATAAGTTTGTTACATAAGTTCCAGACAGCATCAGGTAACGTCCAGTTTCAGAAGCCCATCTACAAGAGTTAGTTTCACCCGGTATCATTGGATTCAAATAGTAATTATTAGCTGACAGAAAAGCACCACTAGGTTGTGTAATATTTCCAGCTGTGTCTTTAAAACAATTAGTATGAGTGAAACTGAAATTATCACCATAATGAGGACTTACGTTATATTTAGCAAATGGTAATCCAGCTATTCTTGCTGCTAAATTGTTATATCCGCTATCTATACTAAAGGCTTCTGTATACCACCAAACATGAACTAAATTACCTATTTTTGTATAACGCCCCTTTGTGTAATTTATTGCATCATCAAAAGTTACGGCTGTCCAAGTATTGCTATTATTAAAATCGTATGCTTGTAAAGAAGGTGTCCATTCACCAATTTCATAATCATCAAGTTTATTATTTGTAATATCTGTGCCTTGTCCATAATTATAAAAGTTTATACCTTTTCCTTGGGCTAAAGTAATTCCATGATGATTTATTTGATTTATTAATTCAAAAGCTGGCGAACCAGAAGCAGTAGGTGTATAAGTATTAAGACTTAATCCATCATATTGTTGTAGACAATTACCATTTGCACTAGTCTGCCATTGTAGGTTGACCGAAGATTCTGCGGATTTTAATTTTAGTATTGTTGTTTGACCAGTTTGACCACATGCATGTAAAGGAATATTTTCAAAATCATTACTACCAATAGAAACATCACCACCTAATGGATTTATAGATATACTTCTTGCAGCATGAGCAGAAGTTCTTCCTTGTAAATATAAATTAAATGGACTTGCATTATGTAAACCTATTGCTAGTTCAGAATTTTCACATCTTAATATATGACTTGCAGTATTTCCAAAAGTAATAGAAGCTGCGGTTGTTGCATTTCCTGATGCATACAAACCATTTGTAGCTCCAATAACTTCTAGTTTATAAGAAGGATTTATGC